CCCCCGCATTCTGGGCAGCACCCCTGGCTCCCGCTGCCGCAGCCGCAGCAGCCCCCAATGCAGGACCGACGAAAGGTATTCCTGCCATGGCCTTATATGCTTCCATGGCCGTAACGGCAGTAGTGGCCGTAACCTGCAATACAGCAGCCGCAAATTGCTTGTCCGCATATTTCTTTTTCACCTGATTGATAGCTTCTTCCTTTTCTTCTTCCAATTTGGTAGTATCCTTACCAGCTTTCTTGGCAGCCTTGATTTGCTTGTCATATTTACGGCTAACTTTACTAATCTCTGCATCCTGAAGGGCATTAATAACTTGGCTGGCAGCAGAGGTAGCCTGACCAACTACATCTAATGCAGCTTTAGCCTTATCTATTCGCTGCTGTTCGCGTTCCTCTGCAATCCGGGCTTTTTCATCCTGATACTCTTCAAACGTTATCAAGTCCGCATCATACATCGCTTTCAAAAGCCTATTCTTTTCCTGAAAAGAAGAAGTATTATCTATATCCTGAAAACCGTTCTTACGCTGTTTTTCTTTATCAGCCTGTTTATCCTCATAATCCATATCCAGCAATTGGGTATCAATACCTGAAGTATCCTCCCCAAATGCAGCCAGCATGTCTCTCCGGTCATTCAGATATTGACGTTCCAACTCTTTCAGCTTCTCCAGATAATCCGCTTCCCGTTTAATATCCCCTGATATATAGGCTTGTTTCAATGCTGCCCGTTGTGCCTGGAACTCTTCATCAATAACAGCCAAATTATCATTCTGCGCATTTTTTCCGGCATCCTTAGCGGCTTGCGTCAACCTATCAGCCTCGGCAATCATCTTATCATAAATCTGCCCTTGAATATCCGAAGCATCTTTGCCGTATGATTCCAACAATGCCTTGTGTTTCAATAAATAGGAAACTTCAATTTTATACAGTTCCTGCTGGTGCTTTTCTTTCGTTATTTTCTCATCCAGCAGTTTCTGTTTTAACAGGTTCCGCTCTTCCTGCATAGCCTCTTTCAGTTTTTCCATACGGGCTTTCAACTCTTTTTTCAGGGTTTCTTCATCCGCTTCTCTCCCATGCCCATTCCCTGTACTGCCCGGAGTAATAACAACTTCCTCCAAAACATTTGCCTTATTCTTGGCAGAGGGCTTGTTTATGAACGGATTCATTTCCGCCTTCACCGCAGTGATACGCTTAGCCGCCTTTTCAACGACTTCAACATAATCCTGAATCTCACCCTGTATCTTTGGGATATCGCTTCTATCCGAATAATATTTCTCAAGGTTCTTGGTAATGGCTTTCGCTGTATTTTTAGCAGTGTTACCGGCAGCAATACTCTTATCCGTAGCTACGACCATTTTTTGAAGGAAATCATCTACCTGTGACTGAGGCAATGTACCAATGAGGGCATTACGGACATCGTTCATCTCATCAATCTTATCCGTCATACTCTCATTCTGAATTTCGTCACTCTTCTCCTGAAGGACTTTCCTCGCCAAATTGCGGTCCATCTCTGTATTAATATCCCGATAGGCCTGCTCTATATCCTTCAGGGACGAATATTCATTAAGCAAATAAGGAAGATACTGCCCATATTTGGTATTTATTTCCTCTATCAACTCTTTCCTGCGCTTTGTACCTTCCCCGGCTGCTTTAGTCGCATCAGTCAATTTACGTAATTGACTACGTTCCTTTTCGCTTTGCGTCAAAAAAGAATTAACGGCTTTTTCCGCATCTGAAGTGCGGGTCGCAAATTTGTAAATAGCGACCCCCGCTCCTAATGCCAGGGAAGCCAATATACCCAAAAGGTTGGCTTTACTGGCCGCATTGAAAGCTTTCATCGCAACTGTCGCCCTCTTAATGTTACCGCTCAAAGCATATTTGGCAGCACTCAGCAAAAGGGTTCCGCTCCGGGATGCCCGTGTTGTGATAATATTTTTCTTTTCCTGCAACCACTCCAATGTCTTTGCGACCGTCAAACGTTTCGTCCACAGTTCTTGCGCTTTAACCGCTGCGGTGTATGCAGTTATTACAGCAATCGACGACAATATGATTCCCTTATACTCCGATAGGATAGAAACAAGCACACCTAACCCTTTCACCGTCATGCTTCCGGTCGTAATCATATACTTCATTACAGGAAGCAGCTTCTCACCTAATTCTACCCGTACATTCTTAAATTTCTCTTTCGCCTTATCCAATCCTGCCTGAACGGTATTATTCTGCACATTATACTCATTGGTAATACTCGTTCCCTCACGGAAGGCATCATTCGCAGTTTTCTGCTCCTTACGTACCTTTTCAACGTTTCCAGCCAAAGCACTAATCACTCCGGCAGCTTCCGCACCGGAAAGCTTCATTTCCTTCAGTATAGGAGCCATCTTATCCATACCACCGAGTTTACCCAAACTTTCCAGGAAACGAAGAAGCGCTTCATTGACATCTGTGTCAATAAGCGTGGTAAACTCTTCCACGTCCATTTTAGCAAGCTTGGCATACTTCGCCGGTTCCTGATAGATTTTCAGAATCAACCCTTGTAATGCAGTACTTGCCATTTCACTACGTAGCATGTTCTGGTCAAGCGCAGAAGCAAACCCCAACACATCAGTAATCGTCAATTTTGCCTGCTTAGCCACACCGCCCATGCGCGCAGCGAACTCTATCAGATAGGGTTCTGCCGCCGAAGAATTTTGGGCAACGGTATTCACAGCACTACCGGTAGCCAGCATATTCTCACGAAGTGTCCGGTTTGCATCCCCAAACATCTGTGACAATTTGCCGATATTCTTTACTGCATCTTCCCCCAGGTCCTCTCCTAAAGCGACATTAATCTGATTGGCAGCATCCACAAAATCCAATACACCCTTTTTACCGGTGATACCCAACCGCCCGGCATCTCCTGCCAAAGCGTTAAGCTTTTCCCGTGGTGTACGGGTATCCATGTGCTTGAACTCCTCATTCAGTTCCGCCACTTCTTCCTTTGTCATCCCGGTATATTTGATAACCTGGCTCTCCGCCTCCTGCATCTCCGCATACTCATCAACACATTTACGGGCTGTCAACACGACCCCGGTCAACGAAGCTACGGCACTGGTTCCAATAGCAGCATACTTGTTAAACCCGTCCGCCACTTTTGAAAGGGAAAAACGGGTATCACGCGCCTGCACCTCCAGCTCTCTCATACGCTTTTTGGTCAACAGGTAATCCTGACGCAAAGCCTTCCATGCTTCAGTTCCGGGAATAGCCTTATCCATTTCCCGTTTGAGTTGTGAAGCCCCCTTACGCAGTTCAGCGTAAGACAACGATGTCCGTACTCCTTCTTTACGATATTCAGCCAGGCTTTTATTCAATTCATCCTGCCTTTGCTTGAGTGCCTTATACTCATCAGAGTTTTTCTTGCCCTCCGCAGAAAGCTTATCCATTTCCGCCCTTACAGCCGCTATCTGTTCTTTTGTTTCCGCAAACTTTGTTTTGGCTTCCGAATTATCAATCCGGATTGCCATTCTAAAATCATTTATGCTTATCGCCATACCTATACTACTTTACCAAGACAAAGGTATCCTGGCGATTAACTATGAAAAAGGACATATAAAAGAGGCTGCTCCATAAAAAAAATCCCGGCTATCCTCACAGACTACCGGGTACTTCTTACTCAGACAAAAAACTATTCATCCAGCCAACGGCCATTGTCCAACCAGACACCACCGTCACGCCATTTGCCATCCGTCAATATCCACCGTGACAACGCTTCCGTATCACTTATGGAAATCGGATAGAACACACCTTCCCAGGCTCCTTTCCGTCCGGACGCATCAATCATATATGTACATTCTTTGCAAACAAACCGTTTATTGTGTATAACAAAAACACTCCGTATGTCATAAATATTCGGGTCGTAACAATGGAATGTAAACTTCTTCTCTCTCTTTATATCATAATCCTCTTTATACAGATGCTCTGAAATCACCTTCAGCTCCATTGACTCCCCCGCCAGGCTCATCTTCGCATCGTCCATACCTGAATACGAAGTGTGGAATATCAGTCCCTTATTGAGTATGTTGTCCGTATATACGGTCGGATACGGGTCTGAGTCCGGTCTACGCAAATAGCCGGTCTGTTTCTTAATGCCCGTATAAAAGCCCAAATAAACCGTACTCTTTGACGTATCATCCTCATAATTATTATTCTTGATATAATCTTCAATACCCTGAGAAGAGGTGCTCTCCTCTACATTCTCATCCGAAGCTGTCAAGTCACCGGCACTATCCAAGACCGGAACAATACGCAATACATTTGCATAGGTAACACGCCCATCCAGTTGTACCGTAGTCTGTTTAATCGGTACTGCCCCATGCCGTACCGGTATCATCTCCAACGTAACGAAATCCCGGCCGGCATCATAGACCAAATCCGCATATTCATTGACCGGACATCCCCGATATAAGGTATGCGGTTTTCCGCCTATATCCTCCTTCTCAAAGGAAGTCCTGATGTATTCTATCCCTGTGCTGGTATTCGTAACCAACTCCATACCATTTGACTTATTAGCAAAGAAATCATGTACCGCAGCTATCCCGACCACATTTTTTCTTTCCGCCATCTCCATCAATGCGTCCGGCAATCTCCTTTTTTTGTAATACTCACTATCCGGCAAATCATATTTCACATTCCTGATACCGATATTCACTTCTTCCTCCTCGTCTTCCGTTTCCTCGACGTACTCGTCCTTCACAGAAGACAAATAGGCTACCGGCGGAGCTACGTAATAATTTGCGGAAAGCATTATCCTGACGCTCTTTTTCCGGCTATCTATAATAAAAAGGATACCATACAGTTTTTCAACTTCTTCCAAAAACTCCTTCACAGTCCAGCCGGGAAACATCTTGGCGTATTCCGTTGTCTGTTGGGCATGGATAATCAACTGGTATTTCCAGGGTGTATCGGTAAACTGGTTCTCTACAATCTGATAGCCAAGTGCCTGTATCATCTTCTCCATGACAGTAGCCATATAGGGCATAGGAATATATATACCGTCTGCAACCTCTTTAAAAGAGAGTTCCGTGTACACCCCTGCCTTTTCTCCGGATTTTTGTTCTGTAAGATAATATTCGAGTTCGAACGGATTAATCATGGTTTCTCCGGCCAACACGGGCGGAAGATTATATTCCACCTCCGGATACATCTTATCCAGTAGCCTATTCTTACGTCCGGCAGACGGCATGGGAGCACTACCCATATCCAAAGAAGAAACCAGCTTGTCAGAACCGATAAAATAGTTGAGTTCCGAGTTCCCCGATGCTATCTGTATGGAAACGCTCTTCTCCGTCCATCCCGTAATCACTTCAGTACCGTCACAGAACACACGGTTGTCCGCTATCAGTACAGCCCTCCGTTTGGTCTTTACTTCCTTTATGGAGTTAAGCCTATGCAAATGATTATACAACCGGGCATTAACGGCATTGGTTAAAGCCAGTTCTATATCATAGGTATATTCCCCATTCTTGGTAAAGAACGGATTTTCACGCTTCACCTGTATCTCAACAGCCGCGGGCAACACTACCGATACCCCATCTATAAACAACTCAGTCATATCAATCTACCAGTTTCAGGCCAATACTCAGCCCATTAAACCCACCAAAAACATCATACTCCCATTCGGTCAGCATTCCATCTGCCGGACTCAACTCGCCACATACGAAGTCCATTGCCAGCAATTCTTTCTTTACCAGTTCCATAATACGTTGCAACAGCGCATAATGCTGCAACTCTTCCTCATCCATTTCTTCCCCTGCAGGAACTTTCTCCAGCAGAAACAATAGTATCTGGTTGGATTCCTGATGACAATCCATCCCGCCTTTCAATTCCGCATCCGGAAAATTACCACATAGCCAGATACCCTCCGCATCCTTCAGCTTCTTCTGCAAATGCCCTTCCCGTACTGCCAGTTTAATCCCCTCAATCGGTTTTTCCGACCTGGCATTGACACGCTGCCTGATTTCCAGCAGCATCTCCCTGTATCTTACAATATCAATCATAGCCTATCAAATTATTCTGCTCCGGATCAGCCAGCCGGAAGCTGAACTCCACTGTTTTCAAAACACTCTTGCGAAATTCCCGTTCAAACTTCTGTTTGGTTATCACAATCGGCAACCACTCATTATTAACAAGAATACCAGCTTCCTGACAATTAAGCAGGTTATGCCACAGCTTATAATCGCTTTGGAAGAATATACGCCCGCTGTTAACCGTATATTCATCCGTAACCTTAACACCGAACTTTCGGTCTACCCCATACATGGCAGCCATATCACTTGCATTATTTCCTGCCATTTTCAGGCCACCGGTAGCAGTCAGTGTCTCCGGCATATCATATACGTTTTTAAAGCGGAAGCACCATGCTTCAGCATAGCGTGTCCGGTCTATGACAAACAGCAGGGAACCGCCTGATACCTCCACTTTGTATTGAAGAATGTCCGGCTTCTCAAACAGAGAGGAAACGACATCCGGACTCGTATCGAACGTATAAACCCCATCATCGTAACTGCCGGCAGCTACGAAACGGTTTTCCTCTGTTCCGTCATCCCAATAGGCTGTCACATTCATCCCTTTCTTTCCGGACGCATCGACCGGGAAACCGCTTACATATTCCTTTGCTCCAGGATACGTCACTTTCCGGTTTACCTCACTCAAACAGCCCGGAGCTTCCGCATCTTTCCGGGTAACCAAACGGCTGAACATGACAAAACAAGTCATATCCTCCACTCCATTGATAAGAAACGTGAAGTCTCCTGCCGCATCTGCCTGGGTCGTATTCTCCCCGGAACACCATACTCCCCACAAAGCGAGTTCACAGAACTTGCCCAATCCACGGGTACGCACCTTAAAATCGGCATCCGGGGAATATTCCTCTTCCAAAACAGTCTTCCCGCCATACCTCACGGAAAAGGTTATAGTACTGTCCGTATCAATAATGTACTCACGCATGGTCGCGCAGAACTCCCTTGGCTTAGGTCTCTGTATCACATTCATAACCGGCAGTATTTATTCCGTTCATCATTTTTAGGAAGCAGGTCATACACCGGAATTATCCCGTCACGTACCCGCTTCATTTCATCCAACCAAACAGCAGCATCGTCCTCCATCCATTCCGCTACCCGTACAATATCATCCGTATCGGCTATCCGGCTGTCCGCCATTCCGTTTTTTGCCATATAGCCGCGTATCACCCCACTGGGAAATATACGGAGCGGAAGACGACGCAAAGCTGCCGCCATAGCAAACAGTGCAACAGCCATACATGCCGCATAATGTACATCACTCTCCGGAACCGCTTTTTCTGCCAGCAGTTCATCCCATCCGTCACCATAGGCACGTTCCACCTTCAACCGCTGAGCTTCACGAATGAACGGTACAAGCACGAGAAACGTGCGCTCGCTCTTCTCTATCGGGAAATACATGTCAAAGGAGTTTCCATTACGAATGATAAGCCGTTGAGTGAGCTTATAGGTATCCGTCTGCATCCATTCCTGAAGCCCGGTTTTGTTCAGATATCGGATGAGCGCATCCACGGAACGATAATATTCCTCCAGATGTAACGCGTCGTCACGGTCAAGCTGCCATTCCCAGGGAAGCTTTTCACTGTTATCCGTTGCCATCTTGAACTTACGGCCATCATCTTCATGACTGAGGTCGTTCTTCTGGTACATCCGGAGTGTTGCCATTATGGCAATCGGCCGCTGAACCTTCCTTACCAGTTCATTATCCTCTCCGTTCTGATAATATTTTTCAGCCAACTGCATAACCGGTTCACCAATCAATACGGTGAGTTCTTCAGTCGCAACTTCTATGTCTCCGGAAATCTTGGAAAAGGAGTTATTGGCATAATAGCTGCCTGTGAGTTCCCGCAGTTCCTTAGCACCATTTTTGTTCTTATTGAATATCATATAACTATTGTTTAAGATTCCTTATCATTTCATCCGCCCGCAGTTTATCGTCCAGCAGCTTCATCATAACCCGTAGCAGTAATGTATCGTCAGTCGCATCCGCATTGCCGAAGATTCCGCTTTCGGCAACTGAATAAAGTACACTGTTCATACCCAGACTTTGAGCGGTTCCCGGCTGTACATCCGAACTTTTCCTGCTCCGTTCAAATACCGGAGCGAAGCAGAGTTCCAACCCGTCGATGATAAAAACTCCGGAAAACAAATATTCACAAAAATAAGCGAACCAGGCGTAAACGCCCCATTGCACCCATTCAGGCATATCACGCACCAACCCCATATAACGGGACATATATTGCATACGGAACGGTTCGCGTAGGATACACCCCTTATCCTTGACCGGTTTCCGGTAGAGAATGGCGCACAATGCACGAAGGTCGGCAGCATCCCGGCCTGCATTGTACTTGTTCATCACGGCCACCGCCTGACGAAATTCCCCAAAAGTCAGGTCAGATCCATGGCTGGCCGGACCACGAAGATACCGCCACACCGGAAGAAGATTCTCCGTACTGTCATAAGTCAGTTCAACGGCATCTTCTCCAACCTTCCACATCCAACCCAATGTAGCCGCCAATTTATCAACCAACAGCATATCCTCCACTTTCGATTTAAAACGATACCCTCTATTCTTCAGAACATAGGCACACCACTCACGTTTCACATCAAGTAAAGCCACTCCCGGCTGTTTCATCAGCCTGCTGCGTATCTTGAGCAAGTGAAGCCACTCCAACGGCTTCACTTCTTCCCAACAATCCGGAAAATCAATATCCTTCTGTTTCATAATTCCTATACCTGATTAGTCGGTCTGTCCGGGGCCGACACGTTATCTTCCTTATTTATCACTTTCCGATAGATACCGAGGAAAATCCCTTTCTTATGCGGGAAGTTTATCCGTATGGCATCATTGATAGCCTCCAGTGCAATTTCTTCCGGTATCTGTGTATCCGCACCGTAGAATATCTTGAGGGCATACAACATCTGGCTTCCGCTGTCACTCTTACCGTCAATAATGATATTAGCCAATGCAGGGGAAAGCCCAAAACCGCTGGTCGTAGAACTATCTGCAATCCGGGAAATCTTCGCCTGTGCCTCGATGTATTTGTCGATATTCATTTCAATCGGTTCTATCTTCCAACTCTGCGTATGTCCTAAATCATCCATGAAATCCACGCAGCTAAAGAACTTACCGGCATTCTTCTTGCCCGCCATGACATCCGCAATAGCTTCAGTCAGTTCGTCCTTCAATCTTTCCATTTCCTTCTGAATCTTCGCTTCATCCCAATCCTCGTGCATGGTCATAATCAGTTCACGCTTCTGATTCCAGTACTCTTGAGGACTGTGTACCACATAGGCAGCGGCAATCATATTCTCATTCAAATGACGAATGATTTCCGGCAGATTATTCGCATTCTCAAGCCAGGGAACTGAACCATAAAAACAGGAAATGGCATACATGCTCCTACCGAAACTACGCATGCAGTGATATTTGACAGCCGTCTCATATTTGGTCGGGTTCCATTTGTCAAACTTCGGATATTTACGGAAAGTCCGGCTCCGGAAAGATTCAAAATCGCCTGTGAGAAACTCTTTCACGTTTTCCAGCCGCCGGCTGTCATCATCCGGCCAAACCAAACGGGCCTCCCCGCTGTGCAGGGATTCCAGCCGCTGCACCCATGGCCGGCCGATACGCACTCCCTTGCCCATATAGTACTTGGTAAAATGCCCGTTCATGTGCGTATATTCCACCAGATTATTACGAATATATTCCTTATAATCCCAGCTATCCAGCCACTGTTGAATTTCATCATCCTCCAGCCATTCCTGGATACGTTCATTATTCTCAATCCTCACCCGGTAGAGCATCGGCCCCTGACCGTACAGCAGTCCTGTCTTACGGTCCAGAATGCCAGGTCCCAGGTTATTTTTCTCCAGCAAATCACGGATCGCATTCGGCATGTTATTATCCGGGCCCCAGGGAACTACCCGAACCCCGGCTACCGTCACAGGCTCACCGTCCCAATCCTGCGTCCCTGCATCAAAGAACTGGCTCATGCTCTGACTCCAGTTCATATTAATGGCATATTGCCCGGCAGCAGTATCCACAAAGCTGAAATTACCTATCTTCTTTTTTATATCACTCATAACTATGTATTAATATATATTCTCGTTGTATTCACAAGCAGGGTCCCGCAGTACTTCTTCACAATCTCCACCAGTTCCGGAATATGCTGTTCAATAACAGGATTAAACCAGGGCTTCGGTTCTCTCTTCCACTCATTATCCGTCGTTTTGGTGAGAATGCGCGTACCATTCTCCATATTGTATCCCCTACCGACACCTAAATGTACATACACGCCTTCAGCTTTAAAACCAAACCCGATACTGGTTATCTCCTGCCCGTCCATAGGTGTCTTACCATAGTGACGATAATTCTGCTTCAATGACTTGGAAAGCTTCTTATCCGTATCAATCCAGCGTGCTACGGATAACCGCAGCGCATCGTCGACCTTTTTCCCCCATGCTTTCACATTCGCATTAAATTCAGCAACCGCCTCTTTATTCTGCTGACGCTCGAACTGCTGCGTATAACCGGCATCTCCCTCGATAACGACATCAAGCGGATAACGGTTACCGAAGAAGTTGCTTTTGCTCCGCCAGCTTCCACGGTTCTGCCCCTGCATCATTCTTTCTGCGTGTGCTCCCATTGCTATACAATTAATCCGATACAAAGGTATCCTGAAGCATTCTTAAGAAAAAGGACATAAAAAAAGCCGGCTATCTTCACAGACCGCCGACTCTCAAAAAAAAAAAATGTAAAAAAAAATGTTTCTTCAAATTCTAATAAATATCTGTCACGGAAAATTTGGCCAAACCGCCGTTTGCACCAGTCAGAATATTACCGTTATCATCCGTACAGGAAGCTATGTGGCGCATAATATAATCAGCTTCGCTCATGCCTCCGGCCAGTACCGACAAGGCATCCTTCCGCGAATAATCTATCGTAGCCTTAACCGTATAATGAATATATTTATTCTGACATGGTATCTCCACATCAATACAGTTGTCTGAAGGCTCTATTCCAAACTCCGACCGCAATTCCTCTATCTGTTGGAACAATGCACTCAATCCATCCGATACCGGAGCCTGAAGCTGATACTCTATTGTGTATATATTCTTGCTATTCTGTACTGCCTCATTCATTTCACGCCTCCTTCCTTATTGATTGTACAAATAAAGCCATATCTTTTGACAGGGAACGTAATACATTGATATGATGTAACGCTTCTTTTTCAGTAATAATCGAGTATTGTTCTTGTGCTTCAAGAATCATATCAATCAAAGACTCTGCTTCTTCCGCATATATCATCGCCATTTCATCTTCACCCTGAAGTCTATTTATCAACTGCAAAGTTTTATCGGAAATACTCACGCTATTGGTTTTCATTTTTCACCCCTTTCCGGCATTTCTTTGCCTTATAAACGCACAAAGCAGTAACTACAAACAAAGGTGGAAATATAAACCCTGTACAAGCTGAAAGGATGGCGCCGAAATACCAGCGGTCAGAAGAACCGTGTAGTTCGCAGTCTGGAGCCAGGCTACGATAGTAACGGCTTTGCAGGTTATTGACTTGCTCATTCAGAGCATTGACACGTTCGGGTATATGTACCCCTGTGGATTGCGGTGCATACAATACACCTGAAGTTGCTTTTTTCATTTTGGAATGCAATTAAAATGAAACAATATGTAATAAAAAGACGGGAAAGGGAACTTCTCCCAAAAATCAGAAAACCTATAAACAAAAAAGTTCCGCTTTCCCGTTGCATTCCACCTTGAACAGGCAGTGGGCGCATTAACGCTCCACACGGGGGTCGGAACTTATATGTTAACCATTGGACATAAAAAATGCCAACGGCAAAGTTGGCGAATCTCTCCGCCTGTTCAAAATGGAATGCAGTGCAAAGATGAACATTTTATTTAATATGGCAAAAGAAAAGCGGAGTTTTTTGCTCCGCTTTTTAATTAATTATAGACATCATCTATCATTACACGTGAACGCTTTTTCTTGCTTTTCACATTCTCTTTTTGTTCAGGAACTTCTTCCTGAATACTTTCGGACTTTTGTTGTTCTTTAAAGCTTTGTTTGGTATTAAAATTCTCATTAACAGACTCATCTTTTGTTATTTCCTTGCTCAGAAGCCAGTGATATACATTCTGATTACCAATTGTAACAACATACGCCTGTTCAAACTCCCAACCACGTTTGCCCATATAATTCATGGCATCCACCATAGAATTAAATTTAATTGCTTTTCCGTTATCGTCAACCAAATACTGATTAGATGCACCAAGCCAAAAGCTTGTTTCTTGTCCGAAATCAACTGTAACAGTAACTTTATTGCTAAACAACTTTGCTGTACCAAGTAATTCACAGAAAACCTTGTAAGGTTCTTGTGCCATCACACCTACACTGACAAACATCAGCATTAAAAACAAACATTTTTTCATACATTTAGATACTTAATTAATAACATACAACACCTATTCCTTAAAAGTAGCCAAACCAAAAATGAACGAATCTCCATAATATTCAGGTATCTTTTTCACTTTACATTCAATAAGTTTATCAATATTCCTTGATATTAGTGGCGCTCCACTAGCACACACATATCCTATGTGATAGCCATCAGTAGTTAGAACCTTAACTGCATAAGGGTCATATCTATTATCAGGTTCTTCTTCCAACTCTAAGTAATCTCCTTCCTCTAATCCGTACGCAGCATCTTGAGCGTCTTCATCACGATATCGAATCCCTGCTACTTCAAATCTTAGAGAAAAAGTGTTTTCCGGAATATCTGCAACATGTATACTCATTATTTTTTTCTTTTCAGCCTCTATCATTTCAATCTACACGATATGAGGAGATGATATATTCGGTTTCTATTTGGCAGTACAAATATCTACAAAAAATTTAACAAATCCAACATTTACACAAAAAAGGCTTCCAACCCGTGGAAGCCTTAAAGAACGTTGCATAATACGTCTGTCAAACAATAACTACACAACTTCCATAAATTCCTTTCCTATACGATGAAGCCCGTCAACAATACGCTTTCTTTGTTCGATACGTGGCACACGCAACCCGCTGGCGTAATGAGAAAGTTGTTGTTGATTAATACCTGATACACGAGCTATGGCTGCCAAGGATGTAAATTGCTCACATTTACGAAGCAATGCAGCAACTCCCAACTCTACATCAAACTCATAATCCCCATTAACCAGCCATTCCGGCACAGTTTCACCATCCTGCAACAGTCCCTCTACATGCTCACAAACAGCATCAGAAAGTTCCTGCATAAGTCCATCATAGCTTTTAGAAGTAGCGATAACTACACCGCACAAAACATCATCTTCAGTAACCGCACCGAAATTTTTATCGCACCAATCAACTTTCACTTTAATCTTTTCCATATCTTCTCCTTATTTTTTAGCAGGGTGTCATTTCCACCCTGCCTGTTTCCAAATACTGTTCAATAAAAATTGGCTTAAAACCTCACTTTCGTGACCTCTTACCGTCACCCTTCCTTTTTTAGTGGGATGCTTGAATTGTCGGTGGTCGCCTCCGGAACCCTTCAGTTTAACCCAACCGTCAGCTTCAAGCAATTTAATCACTTCCCTTACTTTGTACTTTTTCATATTGGATTGTTATTGCTATTGTTTGACACTGCAAAGATATAAATATTTATATCATTAGCAAAGAAAAAAGCCAAAAATGATATATTTTTTTATACCATTTAATATTTGGCTTTGCCCCTCCGTGGTTGAAGG